GTATTTGAACTCAACCGAAAGTATAACTCTAAGATTGAGGAGACTGAAGAGGTTGCACGTAACGTGAATTGGAACCTTAATAAGTTTGAGTGGGACAATCTGTTCAACTACGGCGAGGGAAACAGCGTTGATTTTACCAACCTCAACGGTATTGTTGGCATCTTTGGAAAGAATTTCTCCGGTAAGTCCAGCATTATTGACGGCTTACTCTATACCATGTTTAACACCACGTCAAAGAACGAGCGTAAGAATTATAACATTATCAATCAAAACAAGAAGGATTGTATGGGGCGCCTGGAGTTGCAGGTGGGCGATAAGACCTACACGATTGAGCGTAAGTCCGAAAAGTATGTGAAGAAACTTAAGGGCGAAGTTACCAACGAGGCGCGCACTTTCTTGGAATTCAGCGGTATGGATCCTGCCGTTGGGGAAGAAACTAGCCTCAACGGCACCACTCGTAACGAGACCGATGCCCATATTCGGAAGCGCTTCGGCACAGTAGAAGACTTTTTGTTGACCTCTATGTCGAGCCAGCTCGATAGTTTGTCGTTCATTAAAGAGGGGTCTACTCGACGCAAGGAAATCCTCGCTAAGTTCTTGGATTTAGATATCTTTGAGAAAAAGTTTAAGCTCGCCCACGAAGACGGCGCGGACCTTAAAGCCGTAATTCGACGCGTCGGAGACACCGATTATAGTAATGATATTGCAATAGCCGAGGTTCAGTACGAAGAAGCTCAGAAAGCGCTCGATGCAGAAGTTAAGAGCTGTGAACGATTGAGACTCGACCTGTCTGCGGCAGTTCAGAAACAGGAGGCCTTAACCGACCAGATTAATTCTATCCCGGCAGAGCGACTGGATATCAAGAATCTGTTGGAGACGCGCTCGTCGCTTGAAAAAAAGATCGATGATACTGATGCTAATATCGCAGAACTGAAAGAAGAGAACATTCGTTACGACAAGAAGTTAAAAGAGTATGATGATTTCTTGACAACCATTGACATCGAAGATCTTCTGGCCCAAAAGAAGGATTACGATGATTTTAAGCAAAAGTATGAAGACACTGTTAACAGTGCGCGCCTCTTAGACAATGACTATAAGGCTATGACCAAGAAGTTGGATTTGCTAGATGAAGTTCCATGTGGCAATAAGTACCCTGCATGTCAGTTTATTCACGATGCAAATGTGGCCGCTGTAGAGTTGCCCTCTCTAGAGGTTGAGATTATCGAAAAGATTGAAGAAGCAAAGGGATACAAGACAAGGGTAGTTTCGGTAGATTCAGCGGAAATGATTAATCTTATTGATAACTACAACAATACTATAATTTATAAGAACAACATTGAGATTGAAAAACGTGACAACAAGGTATCTATAGAGAAACTGTATGCCAAGATTAAAGGTCATCGCGATGGCTTGAGGGCGACTAACGAGAAGATCGAGCTGTATGAAGAGAAGAAGGATTTGATCAAGAATATTGAAAAACTCCTTAACACGCGCAGCGAAGTAGACGAGAAAATAGGAAATCTTCAAATTGAGGTCTCAGAGACCGAAGAGTCTATTAATCTTCACAACCGGCAGTTAGGTTCGATGGAGCAGAAGGTTGAGGATCTTAAAGAGAAAAGGCAAGAACTTGACGAAATACGAGAGGAATACGCAGCTTATGATTTGTTTATGCGATGCACTCACTCTAATGGTATTGCTTATGATATTATTAAAAAGCGGTTGCCAGTTATTAATGGAGAGGTAGCCAAGGTGCTCTCCAATATTGTAGACTTCGACGTCTTCTTTCAGGAGGATGGTCGTAAGCTAGACATTCTTATCAAACACCCCAAGCATGATCCGCGCCCCATCGAGATGGGCTCCGGCGCCGAGAAGACGGTGGCGGCCATGGCAATTCGTTTGGCACTCCTATCGGTGTCGTCACTTCCTAAGGGTAATATCTTTATTTTGGACGAACCCGGGACGGCCCTCGATGCTGAGAATATGGAAGGATTCATTCGGATATTACAACTAATTAAAATGTATTTTAAAACCGTCATTCTTATTTCTCACGTAGACTCGCTAAAAGATATTGTCGATCTAGAGATTACGATTGATAAGAAGGATGGATTTGCAAGGGTAAATCAATGAACACGGCATTTTGGGAAGCGCTCCTAGCGGGCCTCACTTTTAAAAAAAGATTTTGATCAGAGCTGACTCGGATCCAGTCCGTATGTTTGGTAGATATAGTCCATCACTGCCATACGTTTTCGTTCCTCGTCGCCTGTATACCATATCCACACCAGCAAGTTTCCAATAATAGAAATTTCTGCTAATGTATTTCGGATATCGTCCTCGACCCAATTGATGTGTTCGTCAGACAATCCCTCCACAGGGATGTCAAGAGATGTCGCGATAGAATAGAGTATATACCAGTTGCTGTCGTCGTACGCCTTCCTTGCTTTAATAAAAAGCTCCTCTCGCCTAACAATCTCGGCAGTTGGAAGACCAAGCGCTTGAAGTTTATCGGGGTGTGTTTGGGTGGCTATTTTGTGAAATATTTTTTTTAATTGGGATGATTTGGTTTTTGCTTCTTTGTTGACTGGGGATTCCTTCGCTTCATCCTCTATTTCGGCGACTTCCTCTGGCTCCGAGTGGCCCTCTGAGGGCTCTTCCATGTTCCTCTTATTCGCCTGTTCGATCAATTCATCATGTCGCTGCTGAAGTCGCTCTTCCAAGGCGTGGTCTAATTTTTTTTGAGACTCCTCTGAAAGGTTGGTTATAACTTTTTTTATTTCTGCATTAAAAAGATTTTCAGCATCAGGAAGCAGTTCTTTGTGGTATTCTAGGTCAGCGTGCACAAACTCAGCATTTTTGAGTGTTTTTTTAAGCTTGTATTTAAGTTGTTTAGACATAGTTGTTATCCTGGGCTAATTAGTAAGCGAGGGAAGTCATTATGCGACATATTATAGATAAAGGTTTAGAGAAACTGGTTTCCAGGAAACTGATGGCGTGGGCTACGGCGACTGGTCTTTTGCTCTTTGCGGATCTGGCCTCTAGCGATTGGGTAATTATTACCACCGTTTATATCGGTGGTCAAACTGTTATTGATGCTGTTGCTAAACTGAAAGGCTACAAATGATTGCCGCTATAAAAATTAAAACGGCCGCTAAGAAGACGTGGCTTTGGGCTAAGAAATTTTGGTGGGTTATAGTAATAGGGCTTCTGTTTTTTTGTGCCGCACTGATTGGCGCTCTCACTCGGAATGGTGCACTTTTGACTGGTGTACTAGATCTGCTGGAGGCCAAGAGAGATGCTCACGATCAGGAGATGGAAACGTTAGCTCACATTCACAACACCGAGATCGCCGAAAAGAATGCTCGGCTAGAAGAGCACCTCAAACGCCGCGCTGAGCTTGAAGAAGAGTTTGCCAAACGAGGGGAGACCCTAGATAGAGAAAAAGAGGCCGAGCTTAAAAGACTCGTAGATGAGAGCTATAATGACCCTGAGAAACTAGCACAAGAGCTAGCTGAAGCTTTTGGATTAAAGAATGGTTAAAAAGATATTATCACTTTACTTGGCTGCCTTTATGATGTGCCCAGTCATTGCTTTTGCTGAGGACCTTCCCTCTGCAGAAGAGTATGATGTTGTGCCTTTAGAGGCCGGCGACCCGGCGCCTTTTGATGGAATACTGATTTCTTTCGATGCCGCGGCCAAAATGGCAGTCGACAAGAAGTTTGAAGATGCCGAGTGTGATCTGCGAATTAGTTATGAACTCCATATGCAAGGAGAGAGGTTTCAACTTCAGTTAGACTATAAGGATGTTGAGATTACCTCTTGGAAAGACAAGTATGAATCCATGATGATTCTCAAGAGTGCTGAAAATGATCGCTTGACAGATTTGGTTTTAAAACAGAAGCCAGGAAAGGATCCTTTTCTGGTAGCGCTTGGGTTTGGGATTGGAACACTTACTTCGTTGGGAATTTTTGCATTGTCAACGGAGATAGTACGTGAGTAATAAGCCGATTAGTGCGGTAATGAGCAACAGCGCCCTACTGGGGTGGCTGGAGCGCTACTACCCTCTGCCGGCAGCTGGCTCAAGTGGCGGCAGTGGAACCCCTGGTGGTTCGAACACCCAAGTTCAATATAATAGTGCTGGCACTTTTGCTGGCTCGTCAAATTTTACATTTGATGGAACAGACGTAGGCGTCGCTGCCAAGATTTTCCATGTAGGCGATACGGACACATATATCAACTTTACAAATGACGACATAAACATCCAAGCCGGCGGCGTCAATTTTCTGGATATTACTCAGGATACTCAAAACGAAATAACTTTTAATGAAGCTGGTGTTGACATTGACTTTAGAGTTGAAACTGCCGATGAATCCCATATGCTCTTTATTCAGGGCTCCTCCAACAGGATGAGCATTGGCGACAGCACAAACAGCCCAGGCGCTACACTGGAAGTAACAAATCATGCTTCCGCCGGCGCAACTGGCGTGCCTCTTGTGCAGCTAAATAGTAATGACACAGATCAGCAATGTCTCGATATTAATGCTGCCAATGTTACTGCAAATGTGGTCAATATAACAGCAAACGATGTAACAACAGCAAGAGTGCTTTCCATTGGCGCAGATGGCTTAACTACTGGAAATGCATTTAGGGTTGAAGATGATTCGGCAGATACAGGAACAAGAAATACCGCACTCGTAGTTCAGAATGATGCCGCGGCGATTGCCGCCACAGCGCTCACCATTCAGTCAGATGGCGGCAAAACAGGAGTAAAAATAGACAAGAATTACTCGGATCTCACTGAAGCCTCAATAGTCGGCTTAGATATCGACTGGGATAAAACAGGCGCCTCCACGTCAAACAATACCATGTATGGTATCCAACTTGATATGGATAACACCACAGCCACCAATGGCATCAACTATATGTATGGTTTACATGTCACACCGACGCTCACACACGCTGCTAATGCCGGCTCCACCTTTGTATACGGCGCGCTTATTGATGCACAAGGTGGCACAAACGGCAGCAGTCTCGTCACCGGCTGCAGGATCGCAGCACAAGGCGGCGACTTCAACTACGGACTCCAGCTTGACGTTGAGGACGGCGCTAACAATGTCGATCTTAGAATTGAAAGTTCAGCCGATAATGGCGATTACTTCCAGATTCAAACCACCACCCACGGTGCAACCACCATCACAACTGTTGATGACAATGCTAGCGCTGCGGATCTTACATTTACTGTTGATGGAGATATTAGTTTAGACGCCCTAGCGGGTGCTGGTACAACAACCATCACTAGCGACCTAACTGTAAATGGGGCCACTATTTTACATAGCAACGCTGCCGCCAAGCTCAAGGTCCGCGACACAACAAATGACTATCAGGTCACGATAGCCGGTGAAGACACTGGACCTAGAATTTACTTCGGCGACCACGACACCGGTGACGATGATTATATGACCATCGGAGCTTTCAACAGCATCAATAATATCGACACCGAGGCTCGCGACTTCCACCTTTTTGGAACCAATACCACAACCGGTTTTTATTTTGATGAGAGTGTAGGGTATTTTGGAATGGGCACAGATGAGCCCCAAACTCCACTGCATATCGCCGGCGGCGCGGGTAGGCTCCGTTTATCTGATTCGAACGCCACCACCAATCAAGCCGTTGTGGCATATACCGAATATTATAAAGGGGAGAATGACGCTCGCATCGCCTGGGTGGGCTTTGGTTCTGTTAGCAATGAAAACTACGTAATTAACAACCAGACAGCCACAGGCTCCTTCGCAGTGATGACCAACAACACAACGGCCCTTGTTGTTGATTCATCTCAAAACACCATCCTGTCGGGAAACCTGATCACTCCAGTTCAACCCGGCTTCTCCGCTTATGGCAGTGCCAATCAAACGATAACTCCAAACGTTTGGATGCAGCTCAGCTGTTCTAACGAAGTTTTTGACAACGGTAGCGCCTACAACACCACCACATCCTATTTTACTGCGCCCATGACCGGCAAGTATCTGATTTCTACCAGTATACGCATAGATGATATTGACTCGGGCGCCAACCAGTATGTTTGGTGCATTATAGACACGAGCAATCGGGATTATTACTCGGCACTGACAGGTTATGATGTGGATGACGACACCTCTTATTATACACTTCAGGCGAATTGTATAGCGGACATGGATGCTAACGACACCGCGCGGATACAATTTATTGTTAGATTGACCGCTGGTGCACATACCAACACAGCCAACTCCATGGGCGTACGATTTCAGGGATGGCTATTAGGATAAAAATATGAAAACAATTACAATTACTTTAACAGATTTACAATGGCAAGCTATGGCTGACATTGTGATTGACCCGGAAACTTGGGCCAAGGACGCCACCGCAAACAAAATGCACAGCTGCATTGAGAAGGTGGTAGCCAAGGAGCAAAAAAGGCTCTTAGAAGACCCAAACGTAGAAACAATCCCAGCAACGGTCGAAGGGATTCTTCAGTCTCATTTCGAGCAACCTGGCTATAAAACTCGTGCGGAACGCCGGGACGAGGAACTCGCGAGTATGGGACTGCCGCCTATCGATGACCGGAGGGGATAATAGTGAGTAAAGACCCCGATTATATACCTAAATTAGAAAAGGCCATAGCCCAGAAGTATGGCGATGAAGCAGTCCATAATCCGAAACGTTTTTGGGACGAGGATAAAGAGAAAGAGTATATTCAACAGTCTCAAGAAGAACAAAAGAAGTTCGCCAAATTATCCGAATCCCAAGACAAAGTTGAACAAGACGGATTTTTAATAAACAAAAAACTACTTACTAGAGACCATAAAAGGGACTGCTCGGTTTGTGATAAATATTCTTTTCATCCTCGTGATGATTTGTATATGAATAAGTTCGATGCATGCTTTGTATGTTATATAAGGCACATAGAAGGCAGAGAACAAAGATGGGCAACCGGGTGGCGACCTACGAAGGAAGAATAAGATGGCAACTGTATTAGAAATCATTCAAGGAATATCCCAAGCTGCAGCAAACGCTGCATGGGACGGGGCACACGAAGAGTCCCTGCAGGCAGACGGTAAAGCGCGCTCAGCTGGGCTCCGCCGCGAGGAGGGTCACTATATTAATGACCGCCGTGTGATGGATGGCTTTAATGTTAAGTTCATGGGCCCCCTTCTGCGTATTACGTACCAGTCTGAAGCTCGTATCAAAGAAGTTCAAAGAAATGACTTTGAAGATGATATTGGACGCCATCTTCAGGAAATAGTCAGCTTCCTCAAAAAGGAGTATAAAGCCATTACAGGAGATACTCTAACTCTGACAAAAGAGGGAGAGCATCATATATTGGTTCAGCGAATGTCAAACTATAGAACGGATGTGCAGGCACATTGTGATTATCGCATCGGCGGCGTCTCGGATGTTGTGGAAGTTAACGAGGGATCTGACGAGAATCGACTAGACCAGGCGATCCGCGATTGGCTTTCTCTTGGTCCCAAGGGTCGACCAAAGAACGATACCCGCAAAGGTAAGTAAGATATGTTATGGGGAGTGCCCTAACCAAGAAAGAGATCCTTAAAGAGATAATGAAAGCCGGCAAAGATCCGGTTTATTTTACTATTAATTATTGCCGTATCTCTCACCCCCAACGTGGTCTGATTCCATTTAAGGCCTACGATTATCAGCGGGAACTGCTGAAAGACTTTAATGACTATCGTTTTAATATTATTCTTAAAGCGCGCCAGCTCGGTATTTCTACGATTACGGCAGCTTATATTGCATGGCTCATGCTTTTCCATCGAGACAAGAACATTCTTGTCGTTGCTACCAAACTGCAAACGGCAACCAACCTTGTTAAGAAGGTTAAGGCTATTATTAAAAATCTACCGGCTTGGATGAGAATTTCGGATATCGAGATTGATAACCGTACTTCCTTTGAACTAAAGAATGGATCTCAAATTAAGGGCTCGTCTACTTCTGGGGATGCCGGCCGTTCTGAGGCTTTGTCGCTATTGGTGGTTGATGAGGCTGCTCATGTTGAAAAGCTAGACGAGCTTTGGACCGCGTTATATCCTACCTTATCAACAGGTGGTCGCTGCATCGCCCTGTCAACTCCAAATGGTGTAGGTAACTGGTTCCATCAGAACTGTGTTGAGGCAGAAGCTGGCACAAATGCTTTCCAGATGACCACGTTGATGTGGGACGTCCACCCCGATCGAGACAAAACTTGGTTTGAAAAGGAAACCAAGAATATGTCCAAGCGCCAGATCGCACAGGAACTTGAGTGCAACTTCAATGTTTCCGGCGAGACAGTCATACATCCAGATGACATTCAGTGGTACTTGGAGCGCGCATGCGTCCCGGAATATCGCACGGGCTTCGACCGTAATTACTGGATTTGGAAGCGGTATGACCCAGAGAAGCCCCACCTAATCGTTGCTGACGTTGCTCGCGGCGACGGTAAAGATAACAGCGCTTTTCATATTTTTGAGCTGGAAACTATGGAGGTAGTTGCTGAGTATGTGGGCAAGCCAACCCCGGATGATTTTGCAGATATTTTATACACAGTCGCTGCCGAATATGGGAATCCTATGTTGGTTATAGAAAACAATAATATAGGCTTCGCAGTACTTAAAAAATTGGCAGATAAAGGGTATCCTAACCTATATCACTCTGCGAAGGGAGATCATAGTTATGTGGACCCAGTCACGGCTCAGTGGCGATCTAATGTTGTTCCCGGGTTTACCACATCTTCGAAAACACGTCCTTTGATTGTGGCGAAGATGGAAGAGTTTATGAGAAACAAACTAATTAAGATTAACTCTAATCGCCTGCTTTCCGAAATGAAAACCTTTATTTGGCAAGCCGGACGGCCCCAGGCGATGAGAAGTTATAATGACGACTTGGTAATGTCGTTTGCAATAGGTTGCTGGGTGAGGGATACTGTGATTGTTGAAAGTCAGAAAGATGTGGAGTATAATAAGCAGTTTATATCTGCGATTTCTACGACCAAGACCAACATCTCCACAACTATTCCAGGCATGCAAGGACACAAAATGACAAAAGAAAACAAAAGAGTCGGCCAAGCGCAAGATTACATTCAAAAATACATGGGATTGATTAAGGGGTAACCAATGGCCGGAAATAATAAAAATACTAGAAATCAAGCATCTCCACTATTCAAGCGTCTGACTCGGTTGTTGTCAGGTCCTATTATTAATTACCGGGCTCAAGTCACACGACAAGACCGCCGCGGCAATCTGGATAAATATCGTTATCGTTTCCGCTCGATGAGCGGCCAGGAATTTAAACGCTACGATAACAATATGGGTCAAAATTATAATATGATGACCTCCGCAGCGTTCCGTAACCAGAATCGGGCCGAACGCTATGTTGACTTCGAACAAATGGAGTATATGCCAGAAATTGCCTCAGCTTTGGATATCTATGCCGATGAGATGACAACATCAAATGAGTACAATAAGTTATTGTCGGTGTCCTGTATGAACCAAGAAATTAAGATTATCTTGGAAACCTTATTTTATGATGTGTTGAATATTGATTTTAATACTTTCGGCTGGGCACGATCGATGTGTAAGTATGGTGATTTTTTCCTTTACCTAGATGTGGATGAAAAGCTTGGAGTCACATCAGTGGTTGGCCTTCCCAACAGTGAAATCGAGCGTCTCGAAGGGGCTGACCCCACAAATCCAAACTATATCCAATATCAATGGAACGGCGCAGGCATGACGTTTGAAAATTGGCAGGTTGCGCATTTCCGCATCTTGGGCAACGATCGACATGCTCCTTATGGTACATCGGTCCTCGACCCAGCGCGCCGAATTTGGCGTCAGCTTACATTGCTAGAAGATGCTATGTTGGCCTATCGTGTTGTCCGTGCACCTGAACGCCGAGTGTTTAAGATTGATGTGGGCAATATTCCCCCTCAAGATGTTGCGCAATATATGGAGCAGGTTAAAACCGAGATGAAACGCAACCAGTTGGTCGATGCTCAAACTGGCCGGGTTGACCTTCGCTATAATCCCCTTTCCCTTGAAGAGGACTATTTCATCCCGATGCGTGGAGGAGTGGGGTCAGAAATTGTTTCTCTGCCCGGCGCAGCAAGTCTTAATGACATTGATGATGTTAAGTATATGCGCGATAAACTCTTTTCTGCCATTAAGATCCCGCAGGCATACCTTACTAATCTTGAGGGTGCCGATGAAGACAAGACAACTCTGGCCCAGAAAGATATTCGTTTCGCGCGCACTATTCAGCGCTTGCAGCGCTCATTGGTCTCTGAGATGGAGAAGATTGCGGTTGTTCATTTATATACTCTGGGCTTCCGCGGCGACGACTTAGTGAGTTTTGACTTGCTTCTCAACAATCCTTCACGTTTGGCAGAGTTGCAACAACTAGAGTATATGAGAACTAAGTTTGATACGGCGAATGCGATCCCCGAAGGAACATACAGCAAGCGTTGGGTCTCTCACAACATTCTTGGACTTTCTGATGAGGAGTTCTTGCGAAACCAGAGAGAGTCTTTCTACGATCGCAAATATCAGCAGTCTCTTGAATCTTTGGCTGAGCAAGACGCGGATGAATTATTGGGGGATGAAGGCTTGGGTGGCGACCTGGGTGGCGATCTTGAGGGCGACCTGGCCGGTGACCTGGGTGGAGAGCCCGAGACACCGGAGGGGGAAGACTCGGCCCTGCTTACGGCCCCCGCACGCCGCGAAGATATCAAAGAAGAGGATGACGTAAGACATTATGCGAAAAGTACTTACAGGACCGTGCGCTCCCGCGGCGGCGACCAAAGAAAGCAGCATCGCTCCGGCCCCCGCCGCCGAAACATAAAAAACACCGCACTACCTGAGGCGCCTCGTCTGGGAACCGATCGCGCAAGGGCCCCTGGGCGCGTAAAGGCGTCCGATTTGGGAATGGGTACAGTAGACTTTAAGAGCCTAGTTGGTCTAGAAGAGCAGAAACAATCTATTTATAATAATAGCGAGATAAAACTAATTGAGAATACCATGAAAGTACGGGAGCTTGTAAACCAATTAGAGAAGACCGAAGACGAAGAGGCACAGAAAAAATGAAGCATAACAAGAAACGCAATACTGCATTTATTTACGAAACACTTGCTAAAGAATTAACTAAAGCAATTGTCGACAAGGACCACGTGCGCAAGTCTGCTGTTATGACGATTATCAAAGAGTATTTTACCAAAGGAGAGGTTCTGGCCGAGGAGCTGGATCTCTATAAGGTCCTGCTGGAAACACGAAACATCCAAACTAACGTCGCAGAACGAATTTTGTCAGAAACAAAAGAGGCATACCAGAGAATAGGTGAAAACAACATCTTCGACGCTCAGTCTCGACTGATTGCTTCAATTAACAAGGGTCTTGGGAAAGAAGTGTGGGCCAACTTTGTGCCTAATTTTAAATCTCTTGCTTCCGTAAATGCAATATTTAGTCCAAAAACAAATATTAAAAGGAAGGTGTTATTTGAGCAAGCAATTGTAGACAATATGAGTAGATCCTCCGAGGGCCCTATTCAAGAAGAGCTGCAGCCCATTGACAGTTTGACTTATAACTCTTTTATTCGAAAGTTCAATGAGAAGTTTGGTACGCTGCTGAATGAACAGAAAGAGTTACTCAATTGTTTTATCACGAGCTTTGCCGACGACGGTTTCGAGCTAAGACTTTACCTTAACGAGGAACTCGCGCGCCTAAAGAACATCTTGGGAAGCGTCAACGAGGAGATCCACGAGCCGGCCGTAGCCCAGAAAGCTGAAGAAGTGGTTCAGTATCTGGAAAGTTTTCGGAAGAGGGAGTTCACGGAGGAAGATTTAAACAAAGTTTTGAAGACTCAAGAACTAGTGCAGGAGTTGACAGTTCATGATAACAATTAAAATAGGCGGACCACAGGCAACAGTCGAGCTTAAGGCGCGCAAAGCACTTGATGGCTCGTTGTTGATTATGGATCATAAACGAATTGACATTGCTGTTATGCCCGAACAAATGAAGATAGTCACTTTCCCCAAAACAACCGCCACAGAAGATGTGTATGATTATCAAAATCGGCTGCTAGAGCTTCTTGCTGATAAGGGGGTGATTGACCGCGCGTCGATTCAGGGCGGGAATGTCTTTCGCTCTCTTGAGGGAAATTTGTTCGAAAGCGAGCAGGTTAATCCATTGCAGGCTGCTGTTTATGTGATAGCTGAGTTCATAGAGTATGAAGCTGAGCATGAGCGTGTCGCTGACAGCTATGAAAAAGAACTTGAGGACATGTACACAAGACCGTCTGATCGCGATTCGACAGAGTACGGCGAAGTACCTCAATACGCCGAGAAGGGCTCAATGCGCCCCGGTTACTACTACTATCCCCTCCGCAATAGGTATTAGATGATGGGCGACATGAAGCTTATAATGGAGAGCTGGCGCCAGTATAGGCTACAGGAAGCCCCCTACGTGGATCAGCTCGCGGCCAGCGAGATAGAAGATACCGTGAAGCAAGCAGCGGATACGGCCACTGCAGCTCAAGCTCAAGGGGAGACAATAGGACTACAAACGGTGGGAGATTTAAAAAATCTGGTGGCTAAAGCAAAGCATGCAAAGAAGGTTGGGAATATGAAGGACGCTTCGATTGCAGCCATGAAAGGAATAGCTTTCGGCCGACTGGGAGCGATTAAAGACTTGGGAGACTTAGCCAAAGCATCTTACCATCTCCCCGATGATAAACAATACGGCCCCGGACTAAAAGCTCTTAACGTAGATGATGAAGTATCAGCGATAGTTGATGACCAATTAGAAAATGCGTTCTTGAAGATATTAGATCGCGAGCTGTCGACAGGTTCGATTCCTGATGATACTCCTTTAGCCAAGCTAGATATGACGCAAATGCTTAGCAACTATATCGCTAAAACTCACGATAAAAGAACTGTTAAAAAACCAGAAGAAAGTTAGAGGTTACTTTGGAACTATTACATTTTATACTTGCCGCTTACGGCATGACATTTATTATTATTCACGGACATATCTTCAATAAGATCCGACCACCGTGCAAATCAATGGGTGGCTTCGGTCGTTTATTCCATTGTCATTTGTGTATGGGATTCTGGGTGGGTGTGTTTCTATGGGGCATAAGTCCTTATACAGAACTATTTAGTTTTAGCAATCAGCCCATGACAGCGTTCATGTGCGGTTGCATTAGTGCTGGAACATCATACTTTATAAGTATGTTGGTGGATGATTACGGGATCCGAGTGGTCCACAAAGGAGGTGAGAAATCATGACAAAATGGATGATCCAACCAGTTCGTAGGTGCTGCTCCGGTAGCATATTTTAGGTGGGGTCGAAAGGCCCCACGTTAAACTGAGAGAACAAAAATGGCTAAACTATTACGAGAATTTTATGAACTATGCGAAGGCGGCGTCTGTCAGGACTTACTGACCGAGGCCGAGAAGACCTTTGTGCGAAACGGGGGCATGATGCTCACCGGCAAGCTCCAAGAAGCAGATGTCCAGAACGGCAATGGTCGCGTGTATCCTAGAGGGATCATGGAGCGAGAGGTCAAGCGCTATGCGCAAATTGTTGAAGATAACCGCGCACTCGGCGAGCTAGACCACCCCGATTCTTCCATCATCAACCTTGCCAACGTTTCCCACATGGTGACTGAGGTGTGGATGGATGGTGCCTCCGTAATGGGTAAGTGCAAAGTTCTCAACACTCCCTCGGGTCAAATCTTGCGCGCCTTGGTGGAGTCGGGAGTGAAGATCGGCATTTCTTCACGAGGGATGGGATCTGTGACTGAACAAATGGGTAAAACAATCGTAGAAGACGACTTCCAGCTGATTTGTTTTGATATTGTTTCCGAACCGTCAACTCCCAACGCCTTTATGGCCCTTTCTGAAAATAAACTCATGAACGAGCAAGTCCAGCAGAATAATAAGATTATTACCTTGATGAATGAAATAATTGGTGAAGAATGAAAAAGTCAGAATTAAAGAAAATTTTAAAGCCCCTTGTGAACGAATGTATTAAAGAGTCCCTCCTAGAAGATGGAATGATTTCTGGAATAATTTCGGAAGTGGTTAGGGGAATGGCTCCGTCTCGCACGCCCGCGGTTCCCAAGGCAACTGCACCCGTTGATCGGGACATGGAGAGACTGAAGGCAAATGCCTTTAGCACACAGCAGAGCGATCGCCTGAAGGAACACAAGACCAAATTAATGGAAGCGATCGGCGCTTCTTCGTACAATGGTGCCAACCTATTTGAGGGAACCACCCCGGCGCCTACCCAAACCACGCCTCAGCAACAGGCCGACCCGATGTCTGGCCAAGCGCCGGCAGACCCGGGTGTGGATATCAGCGGCCTCTTTGGCGCGGTTAAAAGGAATTGGGGCGCTCATATGAGCGACATCAAAGAAGGAAAGTAGAGGAATATAATGGCAGTGAATGTATCGGTGCGCCCTAGACGAGGCGAGTCTCAAGAGAGGATGATACGACGTTTTTTGAGGAAGTGCAAAAAAGAAAGAATTGTTGAATTGTATCGGGAAAGAACCGATCATCACGTGAAGCCCTCAGTCAAGCGAAAGCTCAAAAGAAGAAAAGCAATCAGAGAAGCTCAAAAGAGGCAGAGAAAAAAGGAAGCGAAATTCTTTAGGTAATCTTCATTTGGATGCCTATTTAGTAGACGGAGATATTAGTTCATGACTTACCAGTACGCCCCCGGATTAGGAAATGCCGCCTCTTACCAAGTATCGGGGATTCCATATGTTAGCGGCGGCATAGATGCCACTGAGGCAGTCAGCCTTTCTTTTCCTCTTGTGAGCCGGTGGATTGTGGTATCGAATGATGGCGGCAGCACGATGAGAATTGGGTTTTCCCAAAACGGAGTCGACGGCGGAACAAACTATTTGTCCCTTCCCAATGGGAGGCAATCCCCGGTTTTAGAAGTAAAGGCTACACAAATTTGGCTCTCGGGGTCGAACAGCTGCTCTATCATGGCGGGCCTAACGGGAATTGCCACGGTAAATATTAATAATAGCTCGGTGTCTCCCTCTGGCTCTAACTGGTCTGGATCTCTAAACGCTAACGTGGGGTAGCAACCCATGGCAGACCCTAAAAACAAATGGTCTCAACCGGCTGCCCCGCCGCCTCCCATGTTTTTTGGGAAGAACGAGCGGGACCTTGTAAAACAAGTTAATGATGAGCTAGCCGAGCGCGTCGTTGGGCAAACAATAGCTTATTATGCGGTGAGCATGCCGGACACTAATTTTAATACCACTTATGGCGAAGCAATCGATAAAGTAACGCTTCCTCCTGTACGTGTTTACGCATATGTGATTGTTGACAACGAACAGACAAACGAAAAATATGGTTATGACTATCAATCTAAACTCACTGTTAACTTTCATCGCCGCCGCCTAGTAGAAGACCAGGATCTATATGTTCGTCCTGGCGATTTTATTCAATATGGCGAGTTGTTTTATGAGATTGTAAAAACTTATAATGACACCAGATACTATTTTGGCCAGGTTGAGCATAAATTTCAAGTAAGTGCAGAGTGTGTTCGCGCGCGGAGAGGTCTATTTAGAGTTAAAGAAGCTATAACTAGACCTACGTAGGAGGGGACACATCAATGGCGGATCCTAAAAATAAGTGGACAAGACCAGCTGCGCCTCCCCCTCCGATGTTTTTCGGGGAAAAAGAACGCAACCTTGTAAAGCAAGTTAACGACGAACTAGCCGAACGCGTTCTTGGCCAGACGATTGCTTATTATCCTATAAGCATTGAAGAATCTAATTTCAATGACATTTATGGCGAAGCGCAGGAGAAGGTCTCGCTACCTCCTGTGCGCGTGTTTGCCTATGTTGAGGTAGAGAATGAGCAATCAAATGCGAAGTATGGATATGAGTACCAGACAAAACTAACAGTTAATTTTCACCGACGCCGATTGGTGGAAGATCAAAACCTGTATGTGCGCGTTGGTGATTTTATTCAATACGGGGATTTTTTTTACGAGATTGTTAGAACGTATAATGATACGCGTTATTATTTTGGGCAAGTAGAACACAAATTTCAAATTAGTGCCGAGTGTGTCCGTGCGCGAGACGGTGTATTCCGGGTGATGCCTTCGGTCGATCGGCCGACCCTGACGCAGGAGGAGGCAACGGATGCTTCTAATCCAGCACCCCGGGCTGCCCCATATCCTCCGCTCGCAGCCACATACATAACTCTCACAGCGGACACAAAGCTTCCCAACGAGAGGGTCCTAACAGCTGGAGCTGGTATCTCCCTTACCGACAGCGGCCCGGGCAATGCGTTGACCATTGCTGCCAGTGGTCAAAATGCCGTCGGCCCCACAGGCTCCCTACAATTCCAACAGGGTGGTGGCTCTTTTACTGGAAGTGCTAATTTAACTTTTCTTTCCTCTAGTGGGCGCCTGGGAATCAATACGGATGCACCCTCGCACTCTTTAACCATTATTGGAGCCCTGTCTGCTTCGAGCGACGCGTTTTTTGGGGGAGATGTAACGATCGCCGGCACTCTTATCGGCGGTTCGCCCCTCAAGATCTCGGGATCCATCAATATTGTTAACTCTGTGGGCACTATTACAACTGTGCTGGGTTCGTCTAGTCTGGGTACGGGGGTACTGAGTTCTTCTCTTAATCTTGCAGATGTTATTAGTGCTAGTTATATTCACATTGCGAGTGCCTCTGCGGGAACAGGCGCATCAGCATCGAGCTATTTAGCCCTAGATTCAAACAACAATATAATTCTAACATCTTCTACTGGCACAGGGGGAGGTGGCTCCGCAAATGCTCAGGGCCCAGTGGGATCTCTTCAGTTTCAGACCGGCTCCGGAGGCATTAGTGGGTCGGCCGCGGTTCTGTATGATTTTAGCAACAACCATCTTACTATTGATGGGGGATTAATTCACAGTCGCGCTGCTATCTCAACTGTGAGCTATACCGCCTCGGCAGCAAATTATATTTTGGGCGTCACCACTGTGCCTACAAATATTCTTTTTGATGCCACTACGTGTGTTACAGGGCAGGTAATGGTAATAAAAGATGAAACCGGCAACGCCTCCGGAGCAAATTTAATTTCTCTTAATGCATCGGGGTCCCAAACGATAGATGGTAATAGTTCTGCATACATAGAGTCACCCTACGGTTCAGTGTTGTTATATACCGATGGCGCTGATTGGTTTATTTACTAAATAAGTTGAAATATATTTCTCTTTTCTACGTCTAAGGACCTATATGTAACGAGGCATATGTGGGTGTATAATTGTTTCCTGCTCCTCCGATAGCGGTACACCCTTTGTTTTGTATGGTTTTAACGCTGCCTCGGTCATTTTACAAGGAGGATTTTAAAAATGGCATATAAATTTCAATTGGGTCAGGCAATTCTGTCCGGCGCATTGCAGCAAGAAGGCAATGTTGTCGTAGAGAATGAAGCTGGCTCTACAGTAGGACATATCCTACAATCTGGTATTATTTCCGGTTCGGGACAGCTCCAGGGTGCGTCGGTCGACGTCGACGGCGCTGTTGATGGTAAGGACGGCTTTAAGGTCGATGGCACAGCTATTGTCGATTCGGCCCGCGCAGTCAGTAACGTAACAAGCATTGACGGCTCTGGTGATCTGACAATGGGTACCATCACAATGACAAATTTCTCTGTCGGCGCTGCTGGCGCTCTCAGTGCCGCCTCGGTCGTCTCCAGAGCCACAGTCAGTGGTTCGGGACAGCTCCAGGGTGCTTCCGTTGGTGTTGATGGTGCGGTTACAGCCGGAACTTCGTTCATCATCGGCTCTGCCGACTTGAATGAAGCCGATATGGAGAAGCTTGACGGTATTACTAATGGTACTGCTGCGGCTTCCAAGGCTGTTGTTTTGGATGCTGCGAAGGATATCACTGGTATTAACAACCTGACTGCTTCGTACTTCTCTGGCGACGGTTCTGGCATCACCAACATCAACGTTTCTAACCTTGATGCTGTTGGCTCTGACACCCAGGTACAGTTCAACCAGAATGGTGAGTTCGGCGCAAACGCCAACTTCACTTATGATGGCTCGGGCTCTCTTTCAGTCTCGACCAACTATAGTGTCGACAGCGGTGGTACTGTGACTATTGGTAGCACTTCTATTGATGAGACCGCGTACGCTCAGATTGGTGGCATCACTGCCGGTACAGCCGCAGCCTCTAAGGCTGTTGTTCTTGATGCGAGTCTAGACGTCAGCGGTTTCCGTAACGTTTCGGGCTCCGGCAACGGTAAGTTCCGGAGTGTATACGCCGCTGACCTTACACAGGGTCGTCTTGTCACAGCTGGAACATCAGGTCTTCTCGAAGATCAGGCTGCTCTGTACTATGATGATTCACGCGAGGACGGCTTCCTTGAATTGTATGTTAGCTCCAGTGCTTCTGGTAGCGTTGGGATCGGCGATGGTATTATCGAACTTTACAATGCAGATGACGACGTTCTTTTTGTGGCGTCCGACTATGACGCCTCCATCGCTGAGTCTGGGCTCTTCATTGGAGACCAAGCCGCCCCTGCTGCAGTGCTTGCATCAGGGGACGTCATGGTGTTCCTCGATGGCGACGACGACGATCGGCTAAAGAAGGAGAGCATTGACGATATTGCTACTCTCTTTGCGGGTACAGGTCTTGCAGCTGCTTCTGCAGTTCTAAGCCTTGATCTCAATGAGTTGACTGCTGCCAGTGTTGACGTCGCTGCCGATAGCATTGCTATCATCGACGCCAACGACAGTAACGGTACTCGCAAGGAAAGCATTGCTGATCTCATGTCCGCTGTGGCCGGCGAGGGTCTCAAGGCTAGTTCCGGTGCTTTGGCGCTTGATTTCTCTGAGGTCACCACCGGCTCCATCGCCGCAGGCGATTCGCTCATTTTTGTTGACTCGGATGGCTCCAATGTCACTCGGTCTGATACCATTAATGATCTAGCTACTTTGATGGCTGGTAACGGTCTCGGGGCGAGTAACGCTGTCCTTGCTGTTCAGGTGTCCGGTGCGCTTGCTGTGGCAGACGATTACATTGGTATTCCGGCTTCTTTTGCTGGAACCGGTCTTGCGCCTGACGTTAGCAATAACTGGATCGGGAGCTTGAGCCTTGACCTCAACGAGTTGGGTGCTCTTGGTAGCGCTGGAGTGGTTGCGGCTGATCAGCTTGCATTTGTTGATGCCACGGACAGTAGCACGAAGAAGGTTACAATGGCCAACTTCCTCAGCAGCATTGCTGGCGCAGGTGTTAGTGTTTCGAATGGTAAGTTGATTACTGAGGGTGGTGCCGTGCAGGAAGTTAAGACAGACAACCTCACGCTAAAGGAAGGTTATAACTACATGACCGGCTCTGCAGCGCTCACGTTGACACTTCCCGCCTCTCCGAGCGCTGGTGACATTGTTCATGTGAAGGCTGGTAATCTTAGTGGAGTTGCCGTTACAATCACGGGCTCAGGCGCGCAGGTAATGGATGGAGAATCTTCTATTCTTCTGGAATCCCCTTATGCTGCTGTGTCCCTGGTATACATGACTACTAATAAGTGGAACCTCGTCTAGTCTAAGACTGGCTGGTTTATCCTGCTAATAATTTTGGGGGCCCCTCGAAAGGGGGGCTCCCTTTTTAGTTTGAGACAACTATTTAAGGAAGCAGGAGTGTTAGCAAGATGCCGATAATAAACAAAGGCTGGGCGTACGTCAGTAGCTCAATGGCCACCACCGACCCGGGCGGTAACGATACCAATATTCAATTTAACAACAACGGGTCCTTCAGTGGCTCAGCCCTTCTTATAACGGACGGCTCCGGTTCTCTTTCGGCATCTCTCAATATTTCGGCCTCTTCTTTCTATGGTGACGGCTCTAATTTAACAGGTCTTACCGCCAGCGCTGTCAATGTTGCTGACGGTCCGGAATACTCTATCCAGTTCCGACGAGATGATCCTATTAGTGGAGAGATCTCGGGATCTCAGAATCTTAAATTCATTAGCAATAATCAATTAAACCTTACTGGCGCCATGCATGTTAAGGATTCGGCGGCTACGGCTACGGCGGACCCTAACTATGCCGATATAGTTGTCGCCAAGAACGGTACAGCCGGGGTTAGTGTATTGTCTTCCGATGGTACTTCGGCCGCTCTCCTCCTCGGATCCCCCACAGATACCTCCGCATCCCAGCACCTTTATGCGCCGGCTGCCAACTATTCTCAAATTGGTCATGCCCGCGCCGGCGGCTATGTTACGTTGACCAGTGGCGATAGCCAAGAAGTTCTTCGCTTAGATGCCAACCAGCATGTAACTGCATCTGGAGACATTACTGCTAGCGGACACATTTCTGCCTCTAGTTTTACGGGCCAGATATTTTATGGAAGTGGTGCCGGCCTCACCAACACCACCATTCCTTCTAATGCAACCGATAATCAGGTATTAATCGCCTCTAGTGGCTTTATCAATGCGAACCCGGCGAACGCAAGCCTCACAAGCGACCGTTTTGATATAGGCAGCAGCGGCTTTATTTCCGCGATGACTGGCGCGCTGCATGTGACCGGCGCAGGGATGGTAGGCAATGACAGTTTGTTCACAGTTAGCGGCCGCGACTA